ATCAAGAGGTTTTAGGGATATTTCATTATCCTTCAAACGTCACCCCGTTACAAGAGATTTGCTTCCTCTAAAGAATGAGGATGCAATCAAACGTGCTGTGCAGAATCTTGTTAGGACAAAGATTGGTGAAGTATTTTTTAGTAATGACATTGGCACTCGGATTACAGGTGCTTTATTTGAATTAGCGGACTCGGATTTTATTGATCCGATTGCTGTTGAGATTGAAACTGTTATAACAAACTTTGAACCTAGAGTTGCTTTGACAAATGTTGAGGTTGCTGCTAGACCTGATGAGAATTCTTTGGATATAGAAATATCATACAACATCGTTGGTTTGTCGTTACCAACGCAAACAATAAACTTCATATTAGAACCGACTAGACTATAATGGCTCTCAATCAATTCACAAATCTCAACTTTGAAGATATAAAGACTTCAATCAAAGATTATCTGAGACAAAACTCTCAATTTACGGATTTTGACTTTGAGGGATCTAATCTGTCTGTCCTTATCAATACGTTAGCATATAACACCTACATTACAGCATATAACACTAATATGGTTGCAAACGAGTCATTCATAGACTCAGCAACACTTAGAGAGAACGTAGTATCACTTGCAAGAAATATAGGATATGTACCTAGATCAAAACGTGCTGCTAAAGCAACAGTGCAATTTAATATCACAGGATTTTCTTCAACTCTAAATTCGATATCCATAGAAGCAGGGGTTTTTGCAAACTCAGGTATCAATAATACTAATTACACATACTCCCTACCTCAAAGAATCCTAATACCAGTCAATGCGAAAGAAGCAAGTGGTGCAGTAGAGATCTTTCAAGGACAATTTTTAGAAAAGGAATGGAACGTCAATCTATCACAGGCAAATCAAAGATACATTCTACCTAATGATAGTATTGATACATCAACTCTAAGAGTATATGTCAAAGAGAGTGCATCAAGCACAGTGCAGACTGAGTATAAGGTTGCTGACAGTATTGTGAGTGTTACAGGAGAATCTAATATATTCTTAATTCAAGAGACCAGTGATGAGAAGTATGAAATATTATTTGGCGATGGTATCTTCGGTAAGAAGTTAGAATCTGGTAATGTGGTCAGAGCAACTTATATCAAAACAGATGGTTCAGAAGGAAATGGTGCGTCAAATTTCATCTTTGTTGGTTCAATAAAGGATGAGAATGGTGCAAGTGTCAATGGTACAAGAGCATATATGCGAACTATCACTCCATCTGAGAATGGAGATGATATAGAAAGTGTGCAAAGCATCAGAAATTACGCTCCTAGGAGGTTTGCAGCACAGAACCGTGCGGTAACTGCTACGGATTATGAAGCACTACTCCCTTCAATATACCCAAATATCGAATCAGTGAGTGCATATGGCGGAGAAGACCTAAATCCACCTCAATATGGTCGTGTCTTTATCGCAGCAAAACCAAGAAACGGTAATTTCTTAGCAAACTCTACAAAAACTAATTTACTCAAGTCGCTGAAGAGTTATAGTATAGCAGGTATTGTACCGTCTTTTATTGATCTAAAATTTTTATATGTAGAACTTGATTCTTACATTTACTATAATACAAACTTTGTTGGAGATCCTGAATCATTGAAGTCCAGTGTTATGGACTCAGTTGCACAGTATGGTAAATCTGGAGAATTGAATAAGTTTGGTGGTAGATTCAAATACTCCAAGATGACTTCAGTCATTGATGGTGTGGATGATTCAATTACGTCCAATATCACTAACGTGCTGATTAGAAGAAATCTAAAAGCAATGACTAATGTCTTTACACAGTATGAATTGTGTTTTGACAATCAATTTTATCATGAATTAGATTCTTACAATATCAAGAGCACAGGATTCAGTGTCTCAGGAGTCGATGGAACAGTCTACATTGCCGATAAAGTGGTCGAAGGATCAAATATAGGTAATCTGTTCTTATTCAAACTCACAGACGCTGTAGATGTCGAGATTGTATCAACAAACTTTGGTACTGTTGATTATACGAAAGGAGAGATAATTATCAATACAGTGAATATAACTTCTACACTCTTACCAGAGAATACCGTTGAGATACAGGCAGTTCCTTTATCAAATGATGTATTGGGAAGAAAGGAGTTGTACTTACAACTCAGCACAGAAAAAAGTAACTTTACAATGAGACAGGACTTGATCTCATCAGGAGCAAATGTGTCTGGAACAAGATTTGATATACAGTCAAGTTATAGTAATGGTAATAAGGTAAGGGGTGCTATTGTAACAAGTTCATCTGGAGTTGGTAAATTAGTTGGTTATGTAAATGGTCAACCTTATTATGGTGAGTTTCATACCATGACAGATGGCACTAAAATGACCGGTTCTGTTCACTCAGTAAATAGTGTACAGATTCGTGACACTCTCACCTCAATCACGCCCGTGAATACATCTTCATCATCAACAAGTTCATCGTCAAGCAGCAGTAGCGGATACTAATGATAGAAACCTCACTATCCAGAGTCAAAATACATGAAGTAATTGAAAGTCAGATACCTGAAGCAATAGCATCTGACAATCCTTTACTTGGCACCTTTTTAAAGCAATATTACATATCACAAGAATTTCAGGGTGGTCCAGTCGATATTGCTGAGAATCTTACTGACTACAAAAAAGTAGATTTTCTTAGCAAGGATAATCTAACTGGTATTACATCAGTTGCACAATTTGTTACTAAATTTGATAATACAATATACGTTGATTCAACAACAGGTTGGCCAAGTAAATTTGGTTTATTGAAGATTGGTGATGAGATTATCACTTACACTGGTATAGGTTCAACTTCATTCACTGGATGTCAAAGAGGTTTTAGTGGTATAGAGAATAATGAGAAAACAAACTCTCCAGAGTATCTTACATTTTCCTCTACAGGTATCAGCACCCATGGAGAAGATGCACAGGTCAAGAATCTAAGTAATGTTTTTTTACAGAAGTTTTTCAAAAAAGTAAAAACACAGATATCACCGGGATTTGAGGATAGATCTTTTACAGGTAATTTGAGTGCATCAAACTTCCTAAAACAATCAAAAGATTTTTATACCGCCAAAGGGACAGAGGAAGCGTTCAAGATATTGTTTGGCACCCTGTATAATGAAAAGGTTGATGTAATAAAACCTCAAGAATTTCTATTCAAACCATCTGACGCTCAATATTCTGTAAATGATGTATTGGTATGTGAAAGGACACTGGGTGATCCGGAAGGAATAGTGAATGAAACAATCACTCAGGGTGATAGTAGTGCGTCAGTATATGATGTAGAGTTAATCAAGATGCAAAGTGGTGGTAAAAAGAAACTCTACTACAAGGTAAGATTATCTTCAGATACAATAGTCGGTTCATTCACACCTGTTCACAGAACTCATCTCACCTCTCCTATCAAGAGTGGAGATACTGTAATAACAGTAGATTCTACAGTGGGTTTTGCTAAATCTTCATCTGTCACTATTGGAAGAAGAAAATATGATTATACCGATAAAACCACAACTGAGTTCTTAAATGTTACTGGTGGCATTGGCACTGCGAGCATAGGTGATCCAGTTGATTTTGGTGGTATAGCAGTAGGGTATAGGGATGGTGATGTAAAACGTCCCGTGGGACTTAGAATATTAAATTCTATTGTAGGTTTTGAAGGTAGTGGTATTCTTCAACAAAAAGGTAGTGAATATAATATCAAAACTTTTGGTGTCAAGAAGAATGACATAAGATATAGTCAGTGGTTAGAGAATATTGCAACAAAACACGTTGTGCAAGATTTCAAAACAATATCTGCAGGAAACTTTGAACTTATATTGACTGCGAAACATTATTATAAGTCTGGACAACCCATATCTGTCATTGACGCTGATGGTGGATCTCAAGACGGTACAATTACAGGTATATTGAATGATCAGGTTGTGTATATCAGTGCACCCTCTCTTTTAGCGGGTAAGAATTATCACATACAAGCAAAACTAAAAAAGCAGAACAATAATGTTGCAGATGTACAAAATACCTACGCACAAGGTGATACTGTCGTTGTTGCATCAAATAGTTTACCCCATTATTCAATAGATGTACAAAAGAGAATTAAGAACTTCAATACCTCTGGAATTTCAACAAGATCTCAAGTAATTAATATACCAGACCACAATTTACAAAATGGTGACATTGTTTTATACAATCCTAGTGTAGCAGGATCGCCTGTAGCAGGTCTTAGCACCGGTCAATCTTACTATGTGACCAATCTATCCCAATCTACGATTTCACTCTCTCTATCGGCAGAGAACGCTCGTAGAAGTCAGTATGTGTTTGTATTTGATACTGCTGACATCGGAACTAATACAAATCACTCACTAACTCCATTTGAAGTTGGTTTTGGTACAATTGGTGCACAAAAATTACTTCGTAAGTTTACTCAACCAGAATTCGGTTCTACTAAAGATAAAACAGAGACTGGTAAGGGTGTAGGACTCTTTGTA